GATCATGCCTTTGACGCGGGCGACGAGATCGCCAAGCTGCTTGGCTTTCTGGCCCTGGTCCCCGGTCAGTTCTTTCTTGCCGCGGTTCTGCTCCATCATCGTGTCAGTCTGCAATTGCGAATATGAGTCGAACACGATAATGAGCGGTCGCAAGCTTTTCGGGTCTTCGTTTTCCCGGTATTGGTTGACGAAATGCATCACGACCTTGAGGGCCTTGCGGTATGTCGGCAGCCAAATGCGCTTGAAATTATCTTCGTGCAGATTGAGACCGGTCTGTCCGAGCCATTTCATCGCCTCGGTTTCATCGGAATTGGCCCCCTCGGGATCGACCCAGACAATGAAAGCGTTCTTGTCGCGTTGTTCATTCGCGCATAGCTGCGCCAGCAACAGGCTTTTGCCCGAGCCGGGTTCGCCATAGATGCTGACCATCGTGCCGTAGAGGAACGCCCGGTGGTAATCATCCGACAGATAATGGTTCAACGCATAATTACCGGTGCTGGCCCACAAGTTGAGGTTGGAGAAACCGACGCGAATTTCTGGATCGTCGCCGAGCGCCTTGAATATCTTACCAAAACCGTCTTGTTTCTTTGGCATAATAGGAATATAATCCTCGAATTATGCGCAGCAAGGCGTGTTGTCGATTATGTAATCGGCAACATGAATACCGCATTTGCGGCAGACGACCGGTCCCCGCGCGCTTGTGCTTGTATCAAAATCGTGATGTCGAACGGGCGGCTCAGATGGCGGCTCCGGTTCGATCGGGGCGTAAAGGATGTCTTCGACCATGGACGAAAAAGAGGCCAACCGAAGTTGGCCTCTCCCCCCCGACCAGCCGGCCTTAGCCGGCGGTTGCGGTCTTGCCGCCTGTGCGACCCTTGATCTTCTCGACGATCGAACGGACATCGCTCGCCGTCCGGGCATCGGCCGGTTCCTCGGCCTCATCGACATCGGGTTCGGCCTCGGGTTCCGTCTCCGGAAGCTCGTCCGGATCATTCGCGCCGAGTGACGGATTGGTCTTCGACAACGCGGAGACCACATCGGCCGCCGAAGTCATCGGACCGCCGGTCAGCTTCGAAGCGAGATCCTTGACCTGGACCTGAAGGCTCTCATCGGCGGGTTCGGAAGGCGTGCCGTCCTGTGTCGTCCGATAGGTCTTGACATTTTCCAGGTGGGCTTCCCAATCGGGTTCCCAAATCCGCACCCCGGCGATCGAGCGCTCGACGATGTGGGCGAGCATCTTATACTCGTCCTCACTCGGCCGCGGTGGCAGGAAGTTCGTCAGATCGAACATCCCGTATTGCTGGATCGCTTCGATCTGCGCGGTCGTCCACGGGGTCGGGCCACTGCGCGAGAACCCCGAGCCGGCATCATACTTCGGCCAGTCACCACTCTTGGTCTTCTTGATGACGAAGTTGGTGCCCTTCTTGCCGTGGCAGGGCCAGAATTCGAGCTTCTCTTCCGGATCATCGGAATGCAGAGTCGACTTGATCACATTCATCAACTGCTTGTTTAGTTCGACGATGCGGATCGGGTTCTCGGGCGGGTCTTGCTCGATGAAGCCCGAGCGCACGACAAAGCATTGTGCGATCGTCTCGCCGCGATGCCAATGATAAGACGCCTTAGCGCGAACCTGCTTGGCTTCTTCCTCGCGACCAGCCTTCTTCAGCTTGTCGGCCTCGTCATAGATCGGAGTGACCTGACGCAGAATGATGTCGTCCTCGGTCTTGCCGCGCTTGTACATCTGCATGACCGGGATCGGCAGGATCACCACGCCACCCTCGACCATCGGATCGTTGAAGCGCAACCGGATGACCTTGCGGTCAAGCCAGAAGTCCGGCTTCACATCGTTCTCGGCGATCTCTGACGATGCCGGCAGAAAGCGGATCGTGCTCGTCGCGTTGTAATCGAGGTTTTTGTAACGGTAGAAAACGTTGCCGCCGGACGATCTCGTTTTCATGCTCTCTTGGAGCTTATTCAGAGCACCAGTTGCGGTGTCTTCGTCCAGCATAAAGTCAAGGAAACTGCTCATTACTTTCATATAGCCTCTCAAAAGTTGCTTCTTACAGGGTCTTCTAACAACGATCTGCGTAACACTCATCTATATCGAATGCTCGCCGGATCAATATGTATTTACCGATTACTTCACTCCGCAGGGCCAGTTTCCGTGCGCGGCGTAAATACAAGACGCACGAGTGGAGAAAAACCATGAAGTTTAATAAAGAAACCGTCTCGACCCTGAAGGAACCCGGCGTCTCAATGGCGGTCAATGCACCTGTCACCCCGCATGCGGGTAGCGGCCAAGACGCCTCGACCCCGCTCAAGACTGGCATCACGCCGATCAATGCACCCGCCAACAATGGCGATGCGGTGCAGCTACCGGCGGCAATCGCCGGCAGCTTTGTCATGTTGTTCCCGGTCGGATCATTGGATGAAAAAACGGTTTCGGTTTGGCCGATGAACGGCACCAGCGACACCATCAACACGGTCGCTGACGATCCAATCGATTATGACAGCAACGCAGTGATGATCTGCACCTGTGACACCGATGGCAATTGGTGGTGCAACGGCACGCTCGACTAATTGACTCCGGTCGAGCCAAACCCGCCATTGCCGCGCGCGGTTTCGGATAGCTCATCGACATACTCGAACTCGACCGGCAACGCGCGCTCGATCAGGATTTGTGCAATCCGATCGCCGCGGTGTACCCAAAATTTTGCGTGTGAGTGATTGATCAGAATGACCTTGATCTCGCCGCGATAATCGCTGTCGATGATACCGGGCGTATTGACAATGCTGATGCCATTATTGTTGGCTAGGCCCGAGCGCGGCACTACTTTACCGACATAGCCCGGCGGGATCTCGACCGCAATCCCGGTTGGGATCGGTGGATGCGCGCGGGTGTTTGCGGCCAAACAGATCGGCTTATCGACCGCCGCATAGAGATCGACGGCGGCGCTACCCGTGGTGGCCCGTCTGACTTCCGGCAAACCCCGCGCATGCGAGAGTTGCTTGATCCGCACCGTGACCGGAGCCGGGTTGAGAATTTCATCAACCGGGATCGGTAGGTTGTGCGGCAACGGCATCGGCTCATGCACATACTTGGCGGTCAGATCAGTAATCATCTCCCGGAGCATTTCCGAATCGACGACAATGGTCGATCCCGCAGCTTCGTCTTTGGTGCGGTGGGCGCGGCTGTGCGCGATGAGAGCTTGCTGAGTCTTAAATCCGCGGTCACAATGATCGCACTGAAAAGGCATAGGCTCCATTTTGAAAATCCTCGATAGTATTCCTTTGAAATATATCCAGAGACGACCCATCGCAAGCTTAGCCTATAATTGCGAATGGCTTGTAATAGGGGCCATAGATGGCCTCGGCGTCACTGGTGTCGAAGTCTTCGGTGACTTCCATCAATAAGCGTTCTTGGATATCGTCATCCTGTACTCGCAATTCTTCGATCAATTGCATCATCAGGATACACGACATCACGAGGTCATCTTTCGACCCTTCTTTGGCACAATAAACGCCCTCGCGTTTTTGTACAAAAGTCTTGAGTTGACTGACCAGATGCCGCGAGCGCGGGATAAAGATGTTGCGCTCTACCATCGAGGCAAAATCCAGTGCCCGGTTCTTCTTGAGCGGCGCGGTCATGCGGATGCCGCGCAGCTTGTTGCCTTCCGAATCGATCAGCCAACCGGGTATCTTGTGCTCGTATTCGAGTTCCAACGCGTTCAGAATGCCAAGCCCGATGCCGTTGCACTCGACCGAATAGTAGATGTTGGACCGGCCGTTGTGATCGGGATCATTCATCTGGATTTTGTGTATCCGGCGAATGATCCGATATAGCATTTTTGATTGTTCGGCTTGGTCGGCAAGATTGGAATTCCACTCCGCCACCTGTAGCATCGACGGGAATTCCCAGACCTGTAGACAGGCATCGTCGCGCTCGACCCCCTCGGAGGGATCGAGGATAATGCCGTAAGTGGTGGTCGGTTTGATTTCCTCATACCAGCGACAACCCCACCGATCGATAAACCGTGGCGGGCGCACATAACTGTTTAGAGCGAGCAATTTGGCCGGCGAGATTAGGGTTTCATTACGGGTCAGGAATTGGCATTCAAAATCCCGCTTCCATTCGGTTTCCGTATAACCGGAGGCCAACACGCTGAACTTGAAATTCTCATCGCGGCCGGGCTTCTCCGTCCATGGCGCGTGAAAGCCATAGAAGCCATGGATGGTGTTATCGATCGCATCCTGTTCTTCGATCTCGGCGCGAAGTTTTTCGTCCTCGAATAGTGTATCGTAATCTGGTTCCTGTATGGCGTCTTCCCGAACCTGCTTGGTTGCCGAGGCATCATACGAGTATTTTGAAATAATCGAGTTGAACCAGATTTTTGCAAACTTGTCCTCATCGGTATTGGCGGTCGATGTGATGATGCAGCGGCATGTCGGCGAGGATGAAATGGTCGGAAAGATTGAGGTCCAGAACGCATCCGCGATATTGGGATGGACATAGGCAAACTCGTCCAAGTAGAACAGGTTGATCGAGTAGCCACGACCAGTATTCTCAGTGGTAGTTTCGGCGATGATCTGCGAGCCGTTTTCAAATTCGACCGACATGACATTCCAGCCGCCGGGCATTTTGACCCCCGGTTTTAACCACCAGGGAAGTTCCTCATACATGACCTTGAGGCGTTTCATAATCGCCTTGGCCGCGTCCGCCTTATACGAGGCGATGAGGATTTTCTGATCGGGTTTGAAGATCGCCCACCACAACAAAAACGCTGCGGCCGATTCGGTCTTGCCGCTCTGCCGGGCCAGCAAGGTCACGCATTTTTTGTAGCTGACATAATGCCGGATAAGCCGGCGCTGATACTCATACAGATCAAAGAGCATCCGCCCTTCAGTCGAGATGATCCAGCAATAATTCTCGATGAAATAGACCGGATCGCGCATGCAACGCGGCAGTTCGACAAATTTCTGTTCGTCTGTATAAGGAGTCGGATAGCCGGCGGGCTTGATCTTTCCACCCATCTCCTCGGTCTTAAATGACATCCCAGTACCTCAATAGTGAGGTATTTACCGGGCTTAGCCGTTTTTTACGGCGTTTCTGCCATACTGGCGCGGATTTTCGTCGCCGAAATCGCCTGTAATGCGTCGGGAAGATCGATTCGTTCGATCGAATAGCCGACATCCCGGCCATAAAAGATGTTCGTCACATTGGGGATTTGCACGATCACAAACTTGCCGTGATGTTCGGCCAACATCCCTTCGATGCGGGATTTGACAAAGCCGAAATCGAACGGGTTTTTTTCACTGGTGCCGGTCGTGTCGCGGACCGCGATGCAGGCTTGTCCGACGCGTTCGATCCCTTCCAGGATCAGCGCTTTGTGCCCGTCATGAAACGGCTGGTAACGACCGACAAACAGGGCGGTCGGCTTCTTCCAGTCAAATGCGCTGGACGGCTTCAGGAGGGCCGCAATGACTGCGGCGTGAAACTCACAGTCCTGGGTGAAAACCCGGTAGTGGCACGCCTCTGGCGGCACGAACAGGGACTTGGTATCTGCGTAGGGCGTGGGCTTCCCGGTATCGACAAAGACGGTGAATGCGTCACCGAACGCCGCGCGAGTCTCGGGAAGCGGACAAACGAAATCGGCCACTGCAAAGTGGCCGGCTTCGACTACCCGGTCGCATAGCCAACCCATGCGCCGGGCCTGTTCAATACGATCTTCTGGTGCAAACCCGAGATCCTTGTTGATCTCGGCGCGCACCGCATCAGCATTAAAATGGACGGCGTTGAGTTTTGGTGCGAGTGCGGTTGCCAGATAGGTCTTGCCGCTGCGCGGCAATCCCATAATCAGGACTTTCTTCACTTCTTCTTGCTCTGCGCGAAGCCATCAACCGGCTGCACTTCGACATCGATCGCGCGCATCCAAAGTTGCTCCAATCCCTTGTAGGGGACCGCGAAATAGACGACTTCTTCGACTTCGACGAATGGCCGCTTTGCTTCGACGATGCCGCGGCGGCGAACAATCGCCGGCAGGGTCATCGTTTCTCCGTTGGGGAATCGGACAAAGAACATCGTGCCTTGCTTGACACCTGCTCCGTCGAACTGATCCTGTTGCACGATACCATGCCGGACGCGCTCGATCTTGCCCCAATTGTCGGTCATCTTGTTACTCATTTTGCTTCAACTCCCTCTACTTGAACTTCAACCCCATACATGCTGCCGGTTCTGCCTTCAGCGATGATCTGTGGGTTTTTGGCCCGGATGCGGTCGTGATAGTTGCGATCATCGGGACGGGCCTCAAATGGTCCCTCGGCGCGCAGATAGGTTTTGCCATCTTCACGATACGCCTCGACCATGTAGTAGCCTTTGCGGAGCGGCTTATGCAGAACATCTTCGAGGCCGCGATGCGTGGTGCAAAACGACTCATAAACCTCGCGAGTCGAACTCATTTCCTCGCGCTTTTTGCGATCGGCCTGAAGCTCCCGAATAAACTCGCCGATGCGCTTCTGTCCTACAAGGCTTTGGGCATCCGCCGAAGGAACTTCGTTTGGCTCATTGACTAATTCGAGATCGCCTTCCGGATCAATCCGCAAATGCGCGATATGAATGCGTGCGTCGAGTGCCATCGTCTCGATGAACTTCTTCGGGATCGGCAAACCAGTGACGACCTTAATCGCGAAGGTCGGCGAATTGGGTTGCGCCGGGAACATTTTGTTGTCGCGGCTCAACGGCTTGTAGGTGTCGGTCTCAAACGATTTGATCACATAGGGCAGCCACGCCAGCCGAATGCGCTCGAAAATCTCTGGATCATGAATGTTGGCGGTCGAGCGGACATAATAGGTGAATTCATCATCCCGCTCTGCCAGAATTTCGCGAAAAGTTTTTGTCATCTGCGTCTCCCTACCCCTATTTATCAGTCGTCGCCTTCTTCGGTTTCACTATACGCTTTGATCAATTCTTCGCGATTGATGATGAAAGTGTTGCCGGTGATATTGTTGGACGCTGCCTTATTGCGGCTAAAGGCGGCGAGTTTTAGTTTCAACTCGATCCGCTTTAATTGGACATCGGTCTTGTGCTGACTGAGATTGGCGACCGCCGAAAACAGTTCGGCCGCGGCCATCACGGCTTTTGGCTTGTACATCGGTGGCATCAGATTGAGTTCGGTAAGAGACTGCTGCACCGCAGCGAGGCCGTGTTCGAGCAGGAATTCGGTCTGCCGCTCGCCGTGTTCGAGGCGCAGCATTTCCTCATGCAATGCCGGTAGTTCCGGATTATCGACCAGTGTGATCTCATGCGACTCGGGGACCGGCACCAGCGAGTCATCAAAGTCTTCCTCGGCTTCTGCCTCGTTCACATCCATATCGAGAATGTCGGCGACTTTCTGGTGGATGCGGGTTAATCTTCTGCTCATAGTTTTTTCACTCTCCGCTGACCGTAGGCGCGCACTGGTCGTTTTCTTGGTTTGATGTTGTCGCCCCCGGCGAACAATTCGGCCTCGGTCAGAATGACGAACTCAACATTGTTGCGCCGTTCGCACCATTTGATCGCCGCTTCCCATTTCGCGTAGTTGCGGACAATCTGTCTGGCGTCCTTGCCGTGCCGGGCGTGTTCCTGAAGCGCCTCGTGTAACGGCTTGATCTCGATCAACGAGGTTTTGATGCGACCGGTCGGGGTGCGGTAGCTGATCAGGAAATCCGGGATGTAGATGGTCTGCCGTCCCATCGGGAACCGCGGCGACGCCGAAGTCGGATCACGATAGGGTATCTTGATCGGCTCATAGGCCCATTCGAGACAGGCCGGGTTGAGGTCGCATATTTTCTGGGCAAATTCTTCTTCCCAAGAGGATTTCAGCACAATCGGGTAATGCCCGTTGTACTTCTTTCTGTTGATCGGATTATAGATTCGCCGCTTCGCCATATAGATATTTACGCAAAGCGGCTTGTCGCTTAGGGCGGGACGATGGTTTCTTCGATAAGATTGGCGGGCTGCTGATTGAACAATTCGGTGAAGACTGCATTGTTAAACGCCCTAGCCTGATCGGCAGCGGTGATCGGGTTCAAACTGAATGCGGTCGCCGTGTTCATCGCCGCGCTGCGCAGAGCTTCGATCTGCTCGGCTCTAAGAAAAATCGGTGTCGGATACGACGGCATGCCGGGATTATCCGGACATGAAGTAACTTCGCCATCGACGACAAATAATTGCGGGCTTGGCCGCGGCTCGGGAACGGCGATCGTGATTGGCGTCGGGTTTGTATTGGTGACCGATGCGGGTAGTGTGTAGTTGGTAGCGACGATCGGATTCGTCGTAGCAATGCCCGTCATACGGTGCCATCTCCAAGGATATTATTGATCACATCGCTATAGTTGGAGACATTCTGACCGACCGTGAAGAAGTACCCTTCATATTCGAATGTCCAATGCATGCTGATCAATTCGGTCGAGTACCAATCGAGATTGTCGTGGTCGAACGACACCATGACTGGTTTGTGAAAAGTGTGGACGTTGACGGCGGTTGGCTCGGTGCCAAGGTCGTAGATCGTGATCGAATCAAAGAAGTGCCGCATATAGATCGGCCGCATCTTTAGACCAAGCGATGGCCGCGCCGATTCAAAGGTTCGGACATTTGGCCCGACAATGCCGTTCTCATTATTGAACTGGCCGTTATCGGTGGTGATGTTGTTGCCAGGGGTGCCGATATTGCCAGTTTGATGATAGAAACCGATGTACTCCTTGACCAGCGCTTGCACCATCGAGGTCGAATCATCGTGCCACACGATCGATGCCGGTTCGTAGTGCATCTTTTTGTAAATTTTACGATAGCGGTTATACGTCCGCAGGGTTTCGATCTCAAAATGCGGCTTTGGGTAATCGATCGATTTCAACTGCCCATAGATTTTGCCGTTGGTGATGAATTGCGACACACTGGTCAGCGCGTTCAATGTGTTTAGTGCATACGGATTGATCTGCATGTCAATCAGGAAGGTGTACTTGTGCCGTGGCAGCGCCATTGGCACATTGCCCTGATTGCCCGCGACACTGTTGATGTTGCGCAGTTTTGCCGCGTAAATGACTGTTGGTAGACCGGAGAACGCCATGTTGGTATTTATCGAGGCGACCCGGCCAAGTATTGAAAGATCATCCCATCAGGATATATTTGATTTACGCACTTTTGGAGTAGGGTATGCTAGTCGAAGTCCGCAACGGCGACATCAATAAGGCACTGAAGGAATTGAAGAAGAAGGTTTATCGGGAACGCATCCTGATCGAATACAAGCAGCGGATGGCCTATGAGAAGCCGAGCGAGAAACGGCGACGCAAGCGGGCCGAGGCGATTATCCGGCGGATCAAGGATCAGAGCCGGATTGAAAATCCGTGGGATTAAAAAAAGAGCCGGGAAGCCCGGCTCTTTTCGTTTTAGGTGATCGTTTGCGTGATCGCTGGCACCGTCACTGAGGTCGAGTTGGTCGAAACGCCACTCGCCTGTGAACCGATACCAGTGGTCGAAGTACCCGAACGCTGCAAGATATTGTTGGCGTCGGAAAGCTGACCCATTCGAATACCGGTACCGTCGAATGCGACAACATTATCGTAGCGAATCCGCATCTCAAATTCGATGCCGTCCGGGGTCGCATAAGCCATTTCAGACCCGTTTAACGCGGTGACAAAGCAACCCGAGTAGGAGTAGCGGCGCAGGATGTTCGGATCATTGGCCGAGGTACCCGCCGTCGCGCCACCCGCCAACACATCAAGATCCATCTCGAACTTGTAGTTCTCACCAGCCCGGTTGCTGACCTGATCATACATATTCTGCTGTTTGCCGACCTGATCAAGCGCCTGCTTCATCACGCCATTGGTGATGTCGTCGAGGAAGCGGATCGACATCTCCGCCCATTCCGCCCGAGTCGCGATATACACGGTCGACACATACGCGTAGAGTGTCTGAGTTGCAAAGTTTAGGGTTGGCAGATTGGTCGAACGAAGCTGCTGCGTCATCACATAAGGGACGGGCTTGCTCGTATCACCAAAGTCATAAAATGTGATACGAAACTTGTTCGACATAATCGGCTGCAACGGAGCCGCCCGATCGGTTGAAGCGGTTCCAGGAACGCCGAAATTGAGGAGGCTGTTAATGGTCAACTCAATACTCCTGAGTATGGTTCAGGAGTATTTAGAGTGAAATGCTAATTAGGTTTTTTAACAGCCGCCTTCTGTTCGATATAAGCTTTGATCAGATCGCTCTTGCTGATGCTCGGATTGCCTACCGTATTGTGTTTGGTCGGCCATTCACAAATTGACCGTAAGATTGCCGCGGTTTCCTCTGTGCAGCGAATGTAGTAGTGTGACGGTGGCGACTTGCCGCCGCTGGTATTCGGATCTTTGAAGGTGCCGGCCCGCACACCCACCCGCTGGAACAAGATCGTGGCTTCATCAAGCCGGTCGAGTGGCAGAAATTCGAGGTCGTCATGATGGCGTAGCGTTTCGACGGGTAGTCGTTTCTCGTCCCGTTTGACCCAAATTTGGAACGCACAGGGGACCAGTTTATCAACGCCATCGATCTCAAATGAGTTGTCCGGTAGTTCTCGATTTTCGACACAATGAAAGCGCTCATCCAGTTTGTTGATCACACTGTCTTTGTTGAAGGTTTTTGGCACGATAAACGCTATCGCATTTGACACCACAGCGCATTTGTTGAAAAATCGAATCGCGAGACCGGCATTCTTACCGAAGGGTGGATTGCCGAT